CATCTGAGATATAAGAAGTGTATCAATAATATTTTCCAAAGGTATTGTGATACCTAGTAATCTTTCTAATACTGGACCATCAAAGCTTATACCATTATGCATAATGTACTTACGGTCATCGTTGTGAAATTGTTTAAACTCCTCACATCCTTGCTCTTGTATAAAGTCTCGTTGCTCTCCAGTAGCATAGTCCTGGATACATATACAATGTATCTTTGTAGCATTGAGACTATCTGTTTCTATATCTAGAACTACTGTATCAAACTTTGAATCCATCGTTTACCTCCTTGAAGTCGTCACTGTCTTTTGATTTTGGGTTAGGTATTTCAGTCAAGCGACCAGTATCTTTATGCCATTGTAACCAACAACACGGACCAGTCTCTCCACTAAATCTGTTCTTTAATATACGAACTGTAGTTTGGTTTCTCTTCTGCATGTCTTCTGCTTGTCCGTTTCTTTCTAATGAGAAACAAAAGTCAGAGAGTTGCGCAATACCATGTGAACCTCTGAGTTGTGATAGACTTACTATCGCAC